ATTTTTCATCTTTCAATCGGACGAACAAACAGAGAAAGAAACAAACTATTCTATAAATCCTCAAGTATTATCTGCGGCCAGAGTAGCCGATCCATATGCTTTGCATCCAATATTTGACGATAGTAAAACCATTTATAATGATGATGGTGTGTTAGTTAATGTAAAAACTGGTCGGCCGGAAGGATATGTAGTTACAGATATTACTTCTGAAATCTATGGAAGCGTAAATCTGTTTGAACGTGGGCATTTTGTATCATCTCGCTATATGCATCAATGGTTTGTCCCTACTCGCCCATCTCAATACCGTGGCGTTTGTGAGATTCAAGCCGCTTTGAACAAGTTTGGACAGCTACGTAGATACTCTCTTGCGACTTTATCTTCTGCTGAGTTTGCGGCTTGTCTTGCTGGCGTTATGAAGACAAATCAACCGTCTGCCGATGGACCTGCATTAGTTAAAGACTATTCGCAAGTGGAATTAGTCCGTAATATGCTCATCAGCCTTCCTGATGGATGGGAAGCTACTCAATTTGAGCCTAAGCAGCCTATTGCTCAGTATACTGATTATATTAATACTGAGTTACGTGAGATTGGACGATTATTAGATATTCCTCGCGGAGTAATGTTAGGAGATAGCTCAGCTTACAACTATTCATCTGCCCGGATGGACTATCAAGGGTATGATGATCGAATTCTTTATAATCGTGGTCAATTAATCATTATTATTCTTGATCCTTTATATGCTGAGTGGTTCCTTGAATTTTTAATGTATCATGCTAATAATCCTGATAAGGCTATTCAAGCTTTGATCCGATCAAACACTGTCTTTGCTCCAAATGGTCAGATTATTATCCCCCGGCATACTTGGCAGTTTACAAAACGACAGTCGATCGATCCGCAGAAGGATGCAGATGCAGCTATCTCGCGGATGAAGAGTGGTCAGTCTAATCTAGCGATTGAGGCTGCTAACCTAGGTTATGACTGGGAAGAATTACTTGAAACTTACAAAAAAATTACTTTAAGATTATCTGAATTGGGCTTGACAAACATACTTGACGTTGGTATAATGGGTATATCGAATGCAGGGACTACGAATCCCGCTTCCACTACCCAACCGGCGAATAATGTAACAAATAATGGGCTAAACGGACACGCTAGAGTATGATCTAATGTGGCCGCGGTTTTTAACACTTGAAATGATTGCTCCTGTGTTTGGAGAAACACAGGAGAGCGGTATTACTTTACCTTCATTTGATCTTATAGCATATAACGGCGGTAAAGTCGATTTAGGATACCAATATCCTGTCATATTTGACTTACAAGATACATCCGCCGCACCGACTGTCCCACTTCTCAAAGATCATAATCCTTCTCTGATTGTCGGACATACAAAAGGTATTCAAATCCTTAATACTTGTATTAAGGGTTCTGGCATTGTTAGTGGTACTGGCGAGGCAGCTAAAGAGGTTGTCGCAAACGCAAAGAATGGCTATCAGTGGCAGTTGAGTGTAGGTATTTACTCCACTCAGCTAGATCTAGTGAAGGCTGGCGAGAAGATAATGATAAACGGTCTGATGCAGACCGGACCATTTTACATTTCTCGCAGAAATATCCTTCGTGAAATTTCATTCCTCTCTTTAGGTGCTGACGCTTCCACTCTTGCTATCCTCAAAGCAAACTTCTTTAAAGGTGCCGCTATGTCGTTTGAAGAATGGGTTAGTAGTCTTAATTTCGATCCGGCAACGTTGACGCCAGAGCAGTTAGCCGCTTTGCAAGCGGTTTACGAGCAGTACATTGGGACTACTAATCCTCCCCCGGATGGGCAAGCGGCTACTGCACCCACACCGGAAGCGGTTGCTAATGCAAAGGCATTAGCTACTAAGATTATGGCGAAGTTAAAGGAACGGATCAAGCCTGTTCCTGTCAGTCCGCCTATTGTTACTCCACCAGTACCTACAAACAAAGATGCGAACTTTGATCCGATCAAAGACTATCGGGAAAAGGTAGTTACTGAGCAGACACGCATTCAAGCAATCAATAATCTAGCTGCACAGTATAACAATCCAAAGAACGGCGAAAAGTATATCGCAAATACTGCGATTGCCGAAGGATGGACAGAGGAAAAGACTCACCTCGCAATGTTGCAAGCGGCACGGCCGAATAATGTTAAGTTTATCGTTCCTAATGATAATGTGAACGATACAGCAGTATTATTAAAGGCTGCCTGTTTACAAGCAAGTAAGACACCGCGGCCAGTCTTAGAGAAGGAATTTACCCCTCAGATTCTTGACGCTGCACATAAGCGTTTTAAGGGGCGTATTAGCTTACAGCAGATTTTATTAGAAGCGGCTTTTGCTGGCGGATATACTGGTAGCCCGATTGTTAAGGGCAACCTTCGGCCGATCTTACAAGCGGCTTTCTCTACCATTGATATCAGTGGAACCATTTCTGCTGTTATTAATGTTAAATTGTTAGAAGGTTATAACGCTGTTGATGATACATGGAGGCAGATTTCTCGGATTGCTTCCGCGAGCGATTTTAAGACGTTTACGTCTTATCGTGTTACTGGCGGATTTACGTTTGAGAAGATCGCACCAGACGGAAAGATTCCGCATGGTACGATGGCTGAACAAAATTACGCTAATAAGGTTGATACGTATGGCAAAATGTTTGCCATTACACGGCAAGATATCTATAATGATAATCTCGGGGCGTTGACGGATGTTCCCAAGCAAATCGGTAGAGGCGGAGCTATCGGTTTGAATTTGGGGTTCTGGGCAACGTTCATGAATAATAGTAACTTTTTCAAGTCCGCCAATAATAACGTCTCAACTGGTGCTCTATCTGCTGCCGGACTTGCTTCGGCTACTACAGTCTTTCGTAAGTTGAAAGATCCGCAGGGTAATTATATTCTTCATAATCCTGTTTATGTATTAGTTCCAACGGAACTTGAACCGACGGCTAATAGCCTGTATCGAGACCAGAATCTAATCGGTGGCCCCACTACTCCGGTTCCTTCTGGGAACCAGTATCAGGGCAAGTATGAACCGATTGTCTCTCCCTATCTTTCTGACTCTACTATTACTGGTAATTCTACTACTGCTTATTATCTTCTGGCCGATCCGAATGACGTTCCTACTATTGAAGTAGCATTCTTGGATGGAGTAGAGACGCCTACCGTCGAAACCGCGGATGTGGATTTCGAGCAACTTGGAATTCAGACTCGCGGATATTGGGATTGGGGCGTTGCATTGGTCGATCCTAACGGCGGTGTTCGTTCGACTGGCGTTTGATCCGATCAAAGTAACCGTGTGTATATGCTTCCACTTCAATAGGTGAGACAATGGATGCGATTTTCCACTATGGTGAAGATGTTGAAACGATTCCTTACACTCCATCTGGTGCGGACGTTGCGGCCGGACAAGTTGTCGTTATGGGGCAACTGTGCGGTATTGCTACCCGCAAGATTAAAGATGGACAGCTAGGGGCTCTGAACGTCCGCGGAGGGGTCTATACGACCACTGCTGCGGGTGCTTATTCTCGCGGAACGACTGTGTATTGGGATAACACCGCGAAAAAAGTAACTACTACAGCAACAGGCAATAAAGTTTTTGGTTCTATGGCAGAGGCTTCCACCGGAGATGGTGATACAGCAGACGTTATTCATATACCTGTACTTGTATGATTAGTAGTCCATCTATTATTCCGTTTGCTTCTACTGGTAGTCCGCCGTTTTCGCCGGATACCTTACCGAGTTTTCATTCAACGTGCATACCAAAATTAGCACGGGTAGCGGGAAAGATATTTCAGGATTCTGGAGAAACTGTATTAGCGTCGGCTAATAACGATCCTATAAGTGTATTACGTTGTACATTTAGTAACTTCAAACATTCTGTTCATAGTGGATCTAGCCCACCCTCATTAAAGACAGACGGGGCTGATCGTTGGTGGATGGATAGTGATGCATTAAATAGGTTATTTGATGGGGCTTTTGTAGGCGGTGTTCCGTATACAATTATCATTCGATATGCTAGAGGAAGACCGGGAGATTGTGGACGTTGCTTTTCTTCTAGCTCGACTAATTGGTTATTAGGTACGTGGACAACTGAAGCAACAGATATGTTTGATGGAA